TTTGTAGAGCCACGAACGATAGCCAGTGGGTTACGGGCTTGGTATTCTTGGTTTGTGTCAAACTCATAGCCGTCACCAGAAACAGCGACTACATCGTCGTACTCATAGCCCATAGCTACAAGCTCAGACACCGTCTTCATGGAGCGGTGGCCTACAAAAGTAGCTTCATCAATAGATTTGGCACGGCGATCGATTAAGAACTCTTCTGGAGGAAGTGCTTCAATCTTGACTTTGCCAGACTTAGTACGGCGTTTGATTTCAACGTCATACTGCATGGGTGGCGGCATCATGATACCCATTGCCTCGTTCATTTGAGGAGGCATCCCGAGTATGGGATATTCACGGACCGCCGAAATCTCAACTTCTGGATCTTGAGTCAACAGCAGCATGCTGTTTTCATCTAGGCCAGTAAAGTGTTCTGCCTTAACAGTGACAGACTCATCCCACCAATACTTAACAATGCCAACTTTACGGATCAGCGCATCTTTAAATACGGAATGGAGAATCTTGAAGCCATTATTGTCGCGCTTGAAAATGAAGTCGCAATAGTCAGTAGCTTGACTAGCTTGGGCCACATCTTCTGGACCTTGAGGGGCAAATTCAACAACACGGTCAGGACCAAAGAAAATACGCATCAGGCTTGGCAACATGCCTTGCACTGTGTCGTGTACATCCATTGAAACAACCTGAGAACGACCATCTTCTTCGTCGCCAAATGGCTGACCAAGGTAGTACTCAGTTGCTTGTGCGCGAAGGCCACCAATGTCCTCGTCGATAAAGGTGACAGCATCAGAGATCTCAGAGCTGACAATGCCTTGGAGTTCTTCCTCGGTCATGATGTCTTCTTCGTCGACCTCCATCTCACGCTTGAGCATTTCTGCCATCAATAGAGGATCTTTGATTTCTTCGTCGTACATAGTGTTCCTAATTAGCGCAACAGGCCTTGTTGACGCGCAAGTATTTCTTGAATGCCGCCACCTTGGTATGGAATAGCTGGACGAGCATATGATGGCATTTGAGGCTGAGACATTTGAGGCTGTGGCATCTGCAATGCAGACGAGTACATCTCATTTTGCTTCTTATCACCTAAGAGTGTAGGCGCTATAGCTCGGCCCATGTCGCCAGCAGATCTGTCGCTGGTCATGATGTCATATGCCTTAAATTCTGGAGTTGCCTTTGCCATACCCATAGCTGCATCACCAAAGTTGCCTTGCTGCATATTCTGCAACGTGCCGCCAGTCATGCCCATGTCTTTCATGGTATTTCCAGCTTCTTTGGCTATCATTTCAGTAGCCATGTCCGTCAAGAAAGCAAGTAAACCTTCTCCCATGATTAGCCTTTCTTAGCTTTCATTGCCATCTTCTTTTTAGGCATCTTGGCCTCAGACAGCGCAATAGCAATAGCTTGCTTAGGGTTCTTAACGACAGGACCACCTTTGCCAGAATGCAATGATTTGTCTTTGTACTCACCCATTACAGATGCAATTTTCTTTGCAGCTTTATCGTATTTCATAGGAAACTCCTTTGCCCAATCGTATCTCAATAGTCAAAACTAATCAAACGATGCCTCGAATACTGCGTTTTAACGATTGGCCCCAAGATTGTTTGAATCCATAGCTTGCAACACCAGCATCAGAAGCAAAAGTTAATACAAATGCATCAGCCATGTCGGGCGATTTCAAGCCGCGACGACGAATATCGTCTTTGGATTCGATTTTCATCTTGCCGCTACTGTTGAATGAGTATCGGACTGTCGCCAATTCAGCGATTAAGTCTTCGTTGTTCGGAAGTTTGCAATCGCGTTTTTCCAGCCACGCTTTAGCTTTTCCCCAAAGTTCCGCACGTAGATTGATATAAGTCTGGCCCATAGCGGGAGACTCAGACACATTGATACCACGAGCAGGAAGATTAAGCTCACGTAGACGGTCAACAACACCAGCACCGAGGCCAATAGAGTCGACAAGGATTTCAACAGGCTTTTCTTTTGGTCCACAGGCTTCAAATTGGGCAACTACGGCTCCAGTCAATTGCATCAGGTCGAGGTTTCGCCACTTGTCGAGGGTGGTGACCACGTTGGATTGTCGCTTACATAGAACTGAGGAGTCTGACCCAAAACGCGCCACGTCCAATCCCCAGACGATGGGGGCATCTTCGTAGGCAACGACATCCCTGTGTTTTGCTGACTCAAGGAGGTCCATAGGAATGATGGTATCGTCATCAGATCGTGGGAACTCGCCAAGAACACGGATGCGGAAAGCATTTGAGTCTTCTCCATATCTAGACTTCATGTCGTTCACAAAGTCGTCAGAAACGCGCTTAGAGTCTACACAAGATACCCGCTTTGTCCACCAGTCGTCTTTTAGACGGTTATGTGTATCAAAGAAAAAGCCGCTAGAACGGACAGGGTTACCAAACAAAATAGTAACAGCGCTATGACCAGACATAGAGCCAGCAGCAGCTTCAAATACCTGTTCTGGTACGCCAGAGGCTTCGTCTGCGATGAGCATGACGTGTTCTGAGTGAATACCTTGGAGGGCTTCTGGCTGCTCGGCTCGTGAGGTTCGAGCAGAAATGAAGGCCTCGGTTGCGGAGGCTTTGAGTTCGATACGTTCTTGTTTAACATCGAGAAGCTCTTGAATAGGCGCAGGTAGTTCTTTGACCCACCGCTTCAGTTCTGCAAAGAGGGCATCATAAAGTTGGCTGGACGTGGGAGCCGTGACGACCACTTTAACGGGGTATCGAGTGAGCAAGTACCAGAGCATGGCCCATGAACCAGCAGTAGATTTTCCAACTCCGTGACCTGAGCGGATAGATATTTTTCGATTTCCAGCGGCAACGGCATTGAGGAAGTCGATTTGCCACTCATCTGGCTCAGTTCCAAGTACTTCGCGTACAAAAGACACTGGGTCATTGCGGTACTTTGTGATGAACTCAATAAACGGGTTTGTCGCCATTAGTTATTCTCTATGACTTCGGTGACTTCGATAGCTTTTCCCATATGCTTCAAGGCTTGAAGATGTAGGTCGCCAATAGAGATGTTCACTTCGTTTTGTGCTTTCTCGCCAAAACCTTCAGGGTCGAGCTTAGAAGCCATCCATTTACGAGTATCCACTTGTAGACGAGCCTTGTTGACAGCCGAAGAGGAAGCACCATCAGCGAAATCAGCGATGTCCATAGCATCTTCAGCCAGTTTTTCAGCTTTGAGCTTACGTGCGGAAAGGACGGCATTTTTACGGTCTTCAGTCTGGTTAATCCAAAAGGACAGCATTGGGCGAGAACACTCAATGAACTCAGCCAAGCGACCAATAGTCATACCCTCGGCTATATGGGACGAGACAAACTCAATCCCACCCAACTCTTCAATCTTCTTCTCTAACGCTCGACGCATTGGAAAACCAGCCATGAACGCTCCTTATTCAGTTTCTTCGTAATCTTTACGTTCCCACGCCTTGCAAACACGCAGGTTGTGGCAAATGAACTCAAACTTGTGGCAGTAGCCTCGACCACCACCATCTTTATCAAACCTGTCTTCAGGAATTGACTCCATCTCAGCCAGCATCTCAGGGGTGTTGTCAAAGTACTCGCAATTGGCACAGAGGCGACGACGAGCCTGAATAGGTGCAATACGCCACACCTTAGCCAATTCACGCCAGTAGCCACCATTAGCAGCACCAGTCTTGTCAGGACCAAGCATCTGAGTCTTAACTAGCGTATCACGCATCTCAGCATTAGTCTTAGCCGTCAGGCCATTAATGTCTGCCTCTTCAGGCTTCTCAGGCATATCACCATCTAGGAGTCCCATAAGACCTTTCAGCGGAGCAAAGCCGCGATTTTTTTACAAGTTGTTGGCAACCGAGAAGTCCCAGTCCGACAGCAATCGCTCTTCTCACGTGAGTACATCACTGCTTAACCAACACGGCTGAGGACTGTTGTCGGCGTGGTGTCCACCTAAAGGTCCAGAGACCCCTGCAATCCTCATGCGTCTTGATGTGCTTTGATTATAGATCTACATTTTCAAAACTATTTTTTGGCGGGTATAAAAATTTTTTTTGGGAAAGTGTTTTTCGATAGGTGTTTTACGGGCCAGTCCCTGCGCCCCCTCGCTATGACTCAAGGGGGGCCAAATCGGTTAGTAAGCGCTCACTTAGGCATGGTTAGTGAGTACTCACTTACATAAATGCTTGTTTACATAATGCCCGTTCTATCAAATAGACGCATGCCGCCGGCTAACTGGCTAACCTATGCAAAGCCGTGCATATGTTCATGTCTTACACGCGCATAAGCTGATCACGTGCCAGTGTGCTTGGGAGTGTCTTTTAATG